TCTACCCTAGTAAAGATAATGTAGATAATGCTTTTGCTAGATGGTTTGTAAACGATAAAAACTTTATAAGGTTAGAAGACTTACAATATCCACAAAGGAATACACAATGGCAGAGATAGAATATCAAGGAATCAAAGTAGGTGGTAGTAAACTACTACTTATCGTACCCTTAGTTACAAGTATTGTAGGTGGTTTGTGGGGTGGGTTTGAGTTTTACAAAGATTATACAGATATGAAAGCACAGATTATGAGCTATGTTGCACCAGACCTAAGTGGTATTGAACAAAAGGTAGCAGTGTTTCAAGCAGAGAACCTTACTATTCGTCAGACTATGGATCAACAAGTAAAGATTATAGAAAAGCTATCTACTGATATGTACAAGATAGAAGAACGAATAGATAAGAAAATAACTAAAGCCTTAGAAAATCCGTTGAACTATTAATGACTGATTTAGCTATATCGTTACTTCCGTGGCAACAACAAGTCTGGGATAGTGAAGCAAGATTTAAAGTAGTAGCTGCTGGTAGACGAACAGGTAAGTCTAGGTTAGCTGCTTACTTACTAATTGTTAATGCCTTACAGGCTAAACAAGGACAGGTCTTTTACGTTGCACCTACACAGGGGCAAGCAAGAGACATTATGTGGCAGGTGTTACTAGAGGCAGGACACCCAGTAATTAAATCTAGTCACATAAACAATTTACAAGTTACACTGATTAACGGAACTATTATTTCGTTAAAGGGTGCAGACAGACCAGAAACAATGCGTGGTGTATCTCTGAAGTTCCTAGTAATGGACGAGTACGCTGACATGAAACCAGAGGTCTGGGAACAAATACTTAGACCTGCACTAACAGACCAAAAGGGTACTGCATTATTTATTGGTACACCAATGGGTAGAAACCATTTTTATGATTTATATCAACTAGCAAAACTTGAGGAACATGATACTTATGAAGCTTGGCACTTTACATCTTACGATAATCCTATTCTTGATAAAAATGAAATCAATATGGCAAAAGAATCGATGTCGTCTTTTGCGTTTAGGCAAGAGTATATGGCAAGTTTTGAAGCACAGGGTTCTGACATATTTAAAGAAGGTTGGGTTAAGATGTCTACTGATGAACCCGACCAGGGGGATTACTATATTGCCATTGATATGGCAGGATTTGAAGAAGCTGGTAAGAAAAAGAAAACAAGATTAGATAACACAGCCATTTCTATTGTTAAAGTAAATGAGAGTGGTTGGTGGGTTAAAGATATTATCTATGGCAGATGGACATTTGAAGAAACTGCTGAAGCTATATTTGATGCAGTAGCAGAGTACGAACCAATAGCAGTAGGTATAGAAAAAGGTATATCTAAACAAGCAATCATGTCACCACTAACAGATATGATGAAACAAAGAGGTAAGTTTTTTAATGTACAAGAGCTATCTCATGGTAACAAACGAAAGGTTGACAGGATAGTAGCAGCACTTCAAGGAAGGTTTGAACATGGTGCTATTAAACTTAATGAAGGAGATTGGAATGTTGAGTTCCTTGACGAGTTGTTTCAGTTTCCTAACCCACAGGTACATGATGACTTAATTGATTCATTAGCCTACATAGACCAGCTTGCTAAAGTAACTTATTACTATGACTTTGAGCAAGATGATTATGAAATCTTAGACGAAGTAGCAGGATACTAAAATGGAAACTGAAGAAAATAAACCAGAATTTATTGATAGAATAAATAATCCAGAAAAATATCCTTATATTACTAATGAAGATGGCAGTATATCTACGCATAACATGGCAGCAGAAGTTGATGAAGATGGTAATTGGTTTGTTTTTCCTACTATTGTTCAAATGCCTTCTGGAGAACTTTATAAATTTAAAGATAGTACATCAGCACAAGAATATAATTTAAGAACAAATAATTATTTACCTATGAAAAATAAAAAAGAAGCTATTGATTATGCTAAAGGTGGTTATAAAAATAAAACACCTTTACAAAATTTTAACCCTTTAAAAAAAACTAGGACAACAAAATAATGAAAGATGAAGATTATAGTGAAGACTCTACAGTAGAAAGTTGGGTAATGAGCAAGTGCGATCAATGGCGAGATCATTACAATACAAACTATCAAGAAAGATTTGATGAGTACTATCGTACTTGGCGAGGGATATGGGATAAGAATGACTCTATGCGTGAGTCAGAGCGTTCTAGGCTTATTGCCCCTGCTACACAACAAGCAGTAGAATCTTCTGTAGCTGAAATTGAAGAAGCTACCTTTGGTCGTGGTGCTTTCTTTGATATTAAAGATGATCTTCAAGATACTAATCCTGGTGATGTAGAGTTACTTAGAGTACAACTGACAGAAGATATGCACTTTAGTAAGGCTAGAAGCTCTATTGGGGAGTGTTTAATTAATGCTGCTGTGTTTGGTACTGGTATAGGAGAACTCGTCTTAGATGAGATTGAGGAGCTTACAGCAGCTACCCAACCTACACTTGAAGGACAGATGACAGCAGTGGGTGTAAATAAACGTGAAAGAATGATTGTTAGGCTAGACCCAATTATGCCACAAAACTTTTTGATTGACCCACTAGCAACCAATGTAGAAGATGCTGTAGGTGTAGCTGTTGATAAAATGGTTCCACACCATCAAGTACAACAAGGTATTGACTCTGGTATTTATCGTGATGTAGAGATTGGTAGAGTTCAATCTGAATCAGAGATAGAAGATGCTAGTAAAATTGTTTATGGTCACAATGATGACATGGTACGCTTAACTAAATACTATGGCTTAGTACCTACAGACTTATTAAAGAATCAAGAACTAGATGAAAATGAAGAACTACAAGACATGGTTGATCTTAGTGAGGAAGAAGGTTCTTACACAGAAGTCATTATGGTTATTGCTAATGAAAGCGAAATCTTAAAGATTGAAAAGAACCCTTACATGAAAAAAGATAGACCTGTTATTGCTTTTTCTTGGGATAAAGTACCCTTTAAGTTTTGGGGTCGTGGTATATGTGAAAAAGGTTACAACTCACAGAAAGCATTAGATGCAGAACTTCGTGCTAGGATTGATGCACTTGCTCTTACTGTACACCCAATGTTAGCAGTAGATGCTAGTCGTATGCCAAGAGGTGCTAAGTTAGATATTAGACCTGGTAAGACTGTTCTTACTAATGGTAATCCAGCAGAAGTTTTACAACCATTTAAATTTGGTGCTATTGACCAGGTTACTTTTGCACAAGCAGCACAGTTACAACAAATGGTACAACAATCTACTGGTGCTATAGATTCTAATGGAGTACCAGCAGGTCTTAATGGAGAAGGTACAGCAGCAGGTATCTCTATGGGATTAGGTGCTGTTATTAAACGACACAAGCGTACCTTAGTAAACTTCCAAGAAAATTTCTTAATACCATTTATTGAGAAAGCTGCTTGTAGATATATGCAGTTTACTCCTGAGTTGTATCCAGTTAAAGATTACAAGTTTGTAGCTACAAGTTCTTTAGGTGTAGTTGCTCGTGAGTATGAGGTTACTCAGTTAGTACAGTTGTTACAAACTATGTCACCTGAGTCACCTGCTTACCCACTATTGATTGAGTCTATAGTCAGCAACATGAGCTTGACTAACAGAGAACAGATTATACAAGTTCTTAGACAAGCTAATCAACCTAATCCACAGCAACAACAAGAAGCTCAAGTTAGACAACAAATGGAGCTTGAAGTTGCTATGTCTAGTTTAGAAAAACTAAAAGCAGAAACAGCAGAGATTGCATCTCGCATACAACAAAACAATGTTGAAACACAGTTACTTCCTATTGAAGAAGAAACAAGAAGAATATCTGCTTTGGCTTCTGCTCAACCAAAAGATAAAACTGAGTTTGATAAGTTAGTTGAGTATGCAAAACTAGAGCTTAAAGAAGCTGAGTTAGATACTAAAGAAAATATTGTTAGGTTACAAATGCAAGAAAATAAAAATAATGCTTGACAAACCTAAAAAAATAGTGCTTGACATTTTAAGCTAAAAATGATATAATCGGACACAAGGAGTTCTCCAAGATGGATAAAGAATTACAAGATTATTTTGACAATTATTTTTCTTTATTTCAACACCCTGGTTGGAAACAACTACTAGAAGAATTAGAGGAAACAGCAGACTCAATAGATTTATTAAGTGTAGAAAATGCTAAAGAACTACATTTAGTTCAAGGCAAATTGAGTATGTTAAATCAAATTTTAAATTGGAAAGACTCTGTAACCAATGCTTTTGATAGCAACGAAGAAGATCAATCTTACCAATCAACTAATTTGCAATAAGAAATATTATGAATAGATTATATGATTTTTCTTGTGTAAATAAACACACCGAAGAACTACTTGTCAAACCTGATGTAAAGGAAGCAATATGTTCTGTTTGTGGTGAACCAAGCAAGCGGCTAATCTCTCCTGTTCGTTTAAAGTTAAGTATTCATACTGACAGATGGGCGAAAGAACATGAGAAGGCTGCTCAAGTATAACTTAATTCCATAATACCTAAAGGTACGGAGATCATTAAATGGCTAGAACAATAAATACCCTTGACAACCAAGAAGTTAATTTAGAAGAAAACGAAGAACTTGTATCACTTTCTGAAGAAATGGAAAAACCCAAAGAGGAACCAGAACAGAAAGCTAACGAAACTGAAACAGAAGCAAAAGAAACAACATCTGATATACCAGATAAGTACAAAGATAAATCGCTGGAAGATATTGTTCGTATGCACCAGGAAGCTGAAAAGCTACTGGGTAAACAAAGTTCAGAAGTAGGCGACCTTCGTAAATCAGTTGATGACTTGCTCAAGGCTAAACTTAATGAAGATGCCAACAGCCCCAAAAAAGAAGAAGAACTAGAATTAGATTTTTATGATGATCCTAAAGGTTCTGTTAGTAAGGCTGTAGAAAACAGCGAAACAATAGTTCAGATGAAAGAAATGCTTGCTAAGCAACAACAGCAAACAATTCTAAAACAAATTGGTGAGAAACACCCAGACTATGAAGAGATTATTAAAAACCAAAACTTTGTAGATTGGATTAAATCATCTGTTGTTCGTACTGAGTTATTTCAAAGGGCTGATAAATACGATTTTAATGCTGCTGATGAACTTCTTTCTAATTGGAAAGAAATCAAGGGAGTGGTCGAAAAGACTGAAAGTCTTAACGAAAAAGATCGTAAGCTACAGGTTAAAGCAGCATCTACAGGTGGCAAAGGTTCAGGTGAACCAATGTCCAGAAAAATCTATAGGCGTTCTGAGATAGTTAATTTAATGATTAACGACCCCCAGAGGTATCAAGCGAATGTTGATTTGTTTGACAAGGCTTATGCTGAAGGGAGGGTAAAATAAACTCAAACTAAAGGAATAGTAAAATGGGATTAGGTACTAATCAAGTAACCACTACTACAGCGGCTACTTTTATACCAGAGATTTGGTCTGATGAGATCATCGCTGGCTATAAGAAAAATTTGGTTCTCGCGAACTTAATTAACAAAATGAATCACAGTGGAAAGAAGGGAGATACAATTCACATCCCTAAACCTACTCGTGGCTCTGCTTCTGCTAAAGCAGCTAACACAGAGGTAACTCTGATTGCAGCTACTGAAGGCGAAGTACAAGTAGCAATTAACAAGCACTTTGAATACTCACGCTTAATTGAAGATATTGTTGATGTTCAAGCACAACCTTCACTTCGTAGTTTCTACACTGAAGATGCTGGATATGCTTTAGCAACACAATTAGATTCTGACATAGGCTTGTTAGCTAAAACTTTTGGAGATGATAACGGAGCAGGTTCTGACTTTGTTCACTCTAACAGTTTTTACATTGATGCTGCTAATGGATTGGCTGCTTATGCAGTTGATACTGTAGCTGCAACTGACTTGTTTACTGATTTAGCTTTCAGAGAAGCAGTACAACAACTTGACGATAATGATGTTCCTATGGACGGAAGATTCTTAGTTATCCCACCAAGTGTTCGTACTACTATCATGGGCATTGATCGCTATCAATCTTCTGACTTCGTAGATAACAGAGGTGTTGTTAATGGTCAAATCGGTAGCCTTTATGGTGTTGACATTTATGTGTCTAACAACCTACCTGTAGTTGAAACTGCTGCTGACAACTCAGCATCTGCTGTTGATACTATTGGTGCTATCATGGCTCAGAAAGATTCAATGGTACTAGCAGAACAAATCGGTGTTCGTACACAAACTCAATACAAGCAAGAGTATTTGGGTGATTTGATGACTGCTGACACTCTATATGGTGTTAAAACAGTTAGACCTGAAAGTGGTCTAGTTATCTCTGTACCTAAAAACTAGGAACTAAGATAGATGGGTAGCCCCTTCGGGGGCTGCTTTTTATTTAATATTATATAGTGGGTACAAGATGGCAATATTTCGTGGTGATGGTGGAGCAGGTGATGCAAACACTGATGTAACAATTAACTCTGTTACAGAAAAAGCTAATGAAGCATCAACATCTGCATCAGAAGCAGCATCAAGTGCAACTTCAGCCAGTACATCAGCTAGTAACGCTAGCACATCAGAAACTAATGCAAGTAACTCAGCAACAGCAGCAGCATCTTCTGCCTCTGGTGCTTCTACTTCTGCAAGTAATGCAAGTACATCTGCATCTACTGCAAGTACACAAGCGACTAACGCTTCTAATTCAGCTACTGCAGCAGCAAGTTCAGCTACGGCAGCGGCAACCTCAGAAACAAATGCTGAAACAGCAGAAACTAATGCAGAAACTGCTGAAACAAATGCAGCAAGCAGTGCTTCTACAGCAACTACTAAAGCTAGTGAGGCATCTACATCAGCAACAAATGCAGCTACATCTGCTACAACAGCAACAACTAAGGCTTCTGAAGCTAGTACATCTGCTACTAATGCAGCTACTTCAGCAACCACAGCTTCAACACAAGCAACCAACGCTAGTAACTCTGCTAGTGCAGCAAGTACAAGCGAAACAAACGCAGCTACAAGTGCTACAAATGCAGCCAACTCTGCAACAGAAGCAGCTAATACTCTTTCATCAGCAGCACTCAAAGCAAACAACTTATCAGACCTAGCTGATGCTGGTACTGCAAGAACTAACTTAG